CAGTTTTTAATAATTTTTTGTGTCAATAGATGAACGAAACAGTTTTTAATAATTTTTTGTGCGATGGCAAAAACGGCTTTGCCGAACTATCACACGGCAGTTTATTCTCTGGAATAGGGGGTTTTGAAAGGCAAAAGTTCAGCATTTGAACCGATGTTGATTAGATATTAAAAGATGAGTTTTTATTCGTCTGCCCCACTTGCTGCAAACCCAATGTTAGCCGTTCGTTCTTTTTCGGTCGGTTATCAAAATAAATTTAAAATATAAAAATATGCCAATAGATTACAAAAAATATCCGTCAAACTGGAAAACTGAAATAGTGCCAAAAGTAAAAGCAAGAGATAATAATTGTTGTGCTTTTTGCGGTATAAAAAATTATTCAGTTGGGTATCGTCAAAATTTAGAATTTATTCCTGCTGCTGGGAATGAATGGCACGATAAAGCAGGTAATGGCGAATTATCGTACAAAGAAGCAAGAGAACTTGTAAAGCATTGCAATGAATGTGCAGAAGATAATTTAATTGTTATTGTTCTTACTGTGGCTCATTTAGACCACGATATTAACGACAATGCTTTATCTAACTTAAAAGCACTTTGTCAAAAATGCCATTTGGAATATGATAAGGAACACCACAAAAAGAATAGTCGTCAAACACTTAAAAATAAAAAAGGTATCGTTGAGTTGTCGTTCCCTGAATGACGGCTAACGTTTTGCGGCTTTGTGTCAGGCTGCGAAGCGTTGGCGTTGAGCGGTCGGGTAGCTTGCACAAAACCGTGTTATGTGTCTGGTTTTATTTTAATTTTTTAGCGTGGGCAATTATGATATTAAGAAGATTAGGAAACAAAAGCAAAATAGCAGAAATGATACAAACTAAATTCCCTGAACATAGGGTTTATGTAGAGCCGTTTTTTGGGGCTGGTGGTATGTTTTTTAATAAAAGGAAAGCAAAGTATAATATGGTAAACGACCTTGATAGCGATGTTTTTAACCTTTATCAAGTTCTTAAAAATGATAAAGACAATCTTGTAAAAGAGTTTGAAATTATGCCAATTCATTCAGATTTACTAAAACATTGGAAGGAACATAAAGAAATTGACCCTATAAAAAAAGCATTAAGGTTTTTATTTCTAAGCAATTTCACTTTTATGGGAAGCGGTGAAATTATAAAAACAGGGACAGAAAACCCTAAAAGTATTTTTCTTGATAGAGTTGAAATGACATTTAAAATGATTTTTGACGTGCAGTTTTTAAACTGTGATTTTAGGCGTTTTTTTATTGAAGCAAGAATAAACGATGCTCAAAATACTTTTATTTACTGTGACCCACCTTATTTAGGAACTAATGATAATTATGAAACATCCTTCACAGAACAGGATAGTGAAGACTTATTTAATTTGCTTATGCAGTCAAAATGTAAGTTTGCATTAAGTGAGTTTGACCATCCTTTTATACTTGAACAGGCTCAAAAAAACGGACTGAATACGATAATAATCGGAGAACGTCAAAACCTTAAAAACAGAAGAACAGAAATATTAATAACGAATTATGAACAACAACCAACTTTGTTTTCCTGAGTGCGGTGGGAAAAAATTAAAATAAAACTTGCACATAACGTTGGGCATATACGAAGGCAGGGCTTTGAAACTCAAATGCTCCTTTACTTCCAAATGCTCAACCAACGTACAAAAGCTGAAAGTTTGCACTTCTGCCCTGCTTTTGTATATGCATTGTTGGCAGTAGTGCTTTTTGTCAAATGAAATTAAATTTAAGAATATGGAATTATGTAATTTTTCAAAGGCTTGGGTTGGTAATTGTAAAAATGAAAAACCCTGTAAAGAACACGCTGAAATTAAATGCGGTTGTTGTGGTGAACCTGCCACGAAAGAATGTGCCGAAACAGGTCAATTTGTTTGTGGTGTTCCATTATGTGATAATTGTGAACATACTATCCACGAAGATGGCACAAATGGCGGTATTGGTTTTAATCAACAACGACCGCCCGAAGGAATGAAATCTCATTGTAAAAAGTCAGAACAAAAATTCAAAAGCTGGTATGAGCGGTAGTGTCGGTAGCATTACTGCCAACTAATCGCTATGTCTTATAAATTCGGTAAAAAATGATATTTAAAAAAGGATTTTATTATAAAAAGTTTTTTTATGGTTGGCATAAAAAAGAACTTTACAAGTTACCAACTAATAATAACTATTGTACTACTTTAAAAAAGTTGAACATTATAAAAATAGGAAATAAAGATGGTTATCGAATATCGAATGACAAAAAGACTATTGCTCAATGTGTAAGCATGACAACTACTATTAATAAAAAAGTTGAAATAATTGTTGATAGTGATGTTCCTTTTTAGTATCTTTGAGTAAACTAAAAGCGTGAAAATACTAATCCTTATATTAATCCCACTATCCATTTTCGCAACTCCGAAAAAGAAACTAAGCGAATGCGAAAAGGAAGTAATCCGATTAACTACAATTATCGAAGCTAAACAAGATGGCAATATCATAATAGATCAGCCAACTAATCGCCAGGATGTTAAACTTGCAAAAATCGAAGCTAAGGCAGAAATAAAGCTAAATGAAGCGGATACCAAGCAAGAAGCCGAAACTATCAAGAATGAGGGAAAAAAGGCGGTAAAAGTGGCAAAATTTGAAGCTAAAGAGAATAAGAGTAATAACAAGAAAGAAACTAAGACTAATTTTGTGTTTCAGTTCTTTTCAACTATTAAGACTTTTTTATGGAATATGACTTTATCACAAGCTTTAACAGGTGGCGGTGGCTTAGTTGGCTTGTTAGGCAGTGGAATGTTTATAGGGGAAAAGTTAAAGATTTTTTATAAGTTAGGGATAATTAAAAATTAAGGCTTTTTTATTTGTAATCCAACTAACTTTATTATCTTTGTTAAGATTTTCATAGTAGGTGCAATGCCTATCTGTTGTTAGTTTTAGTTTTTAATCGGCTGGTTACCGAAGCAAAGGGGTTAATAGCCCCTTTTGCTTTTTTACAACTTTCTTAAATATTTTTTACTCAATTTGATAAATAATTAAAAACTTTGTTTATCTTTGTTGTATAATTATTAACCACTAAAATTAAAACTATGGCAAATATGAGTTATTGTATGTTTGAAAATACATACAGAGATTTACAAGATTGTTTTGAAGCACTTGCAAGCAAAAATTTAGACGAACTTTCGGAAAGCGAAAGAAAGTATGCAATAAAACTTATTAAATTAAGTAAAGATATTGTAGATGATTTTGAAGATAACATTGAAGAACAATAACCGTCAATACGACATTAACCAATAAAACTAAAATTATGAAAACACTTTATTTAAGAGATAAAAATTATAATTGGGTATCTCACAATTACGAAAACTTAGAAGATTTAAAAAAGGAATTTTTAAGTAGAAAAATATCAATAGGCTACAGATCATCAATAGGCGACGGAGCATCAATAGGCGACGGAGCATCAATAGGCGACGGAGCATCAATAGGCGACGGAGCATCAATAGGCGACGGAGCATCAATAGGCGACGGAGCATCAATAGGCTACAGATCATCAATAGGCGACGGAGCATCAATAGGCCACGGAGCATCAATAGGCGACGGAGCATCAATAGGCGACGGAGCATCAATAGGCGACGGAGCATCAATAGGCGACGGAGCATCAATAGGCCACGGAGCATCAATAGGCTACAGATCATCAATAGGCGACGGAGCATCAATAGGCGACAGAGCATCAATAGGCGACAGAGCATCAATAGGCCACGGAATAAAACTTGTAAATGGTATTTATTTAAATGGCTCAAAACATAGTGTAACATACGTTGGGAATAATAGTATTTCGATTGGTTGCCATACCCATACTATTGAAGAATGGAAAGCAAACTTTAAAGAAATAGGCTTAAATGAGGGATATTCCGAAAGCGAAATAAACGAGTATGAAAAGTATATTTTATTAGTTGAACAATTCATGAAAAAATAATGAAAGGTAGTCTAGGCACTTACATCGTAACCAGGTTGCGGGTAAACGAAAACAAAAGAGATGAAGTTCACAAAACTTGTAACAAGTTCTACGGACATATTTTAAACAGCGATTTAGCTATTAAAATTACCAATATCTTAGGATATAAAGGTAGTGAGTTCATGCAAGTTTATGACTTGATAGAAGAATGGGATGGCTTGAGGTAGTGTATAACGTTTCGTGGTTAAACGATAGTTTTTATTTACGGATGAAAAGAACAAAATTATGACAGAACAAGATTTAATACATAAAATTGAATGGGTGAAAAAAAGATGTTCATTAAAAGGCGAACCATTAACACAAAGCCAAATAGAACTACTAAAGTTTGTTTTTGCAGATACAGTAGTAAATAAAAATTTTGCTTTAGGCAAAGTTAATTGGATTCCAATATCCGAAATAAAAAACATCAAACCTGAAAACAACATACTAATATGGCAAGAAAACTTATGTGATAAAGAGTGTAGTAGATTTCAAAGGGCTGTTTGGTATGAAGATAGTCATATAAATGTTTATCCATTATCTAATAAAACTATGTTTAAATATAAAAATGGTTTTTATGAAGGATATGATTTAGAAGGCGATTTATGTATAGTAACACATTTTACGATTATTAACGCTCCGTCATAATTTCGCCTAACTTACAAATTGGTAATATGAATTAAACAAAAACTACATATACACACCTTATTTCGGTGGATATGTACTAAAATTTAAGTAACAATTAAAAATAAAAGAAAATGGATAACAATAAATGCTCATGTTGTAATAATGAAGATGCTGAAGAAGACCACATTTGCCCATACAAACACGATATAAATAATGATGCAAATACTTTATGTAATTGCTGCGATGATTGTGAATATGAATGTCGAATGGCTATTTAATGCACAAAGGATTTAAATTTCAACTAGAACACCGACTATGCGAAGTCTTAAGTATTGAAAAAGAAGTATGGATTTGTTCAGTAAGCTACAACGGAAGCGAGCCAGTACAAAGAAGATACTTAGAAAAGGACATGAAAAAACTAATTGATAACGGAAAAATTAAAAAACTATGAAAGAATTTGAAGGAACAAAAGGAGAATGGAAAATAAGTAGAGAGCATTCTTATGAAACAACTATATCGAGTGGTATAATAAGGGTAGCACAATCAAAGCATTACAATGAAGGGGATAACGATTGGACTAAAAACGACCCTAAGTTAAAAGAGGGAAAAGCAAACGCTAAACTTATAGCAGCAGCCCCCGAATTATTGGCAGCTTGTCAAAATGCTTTAAAAGATGTTCAAAAATTAAACAAGCAACTAATAGAGCAAGGGCATCACGGATATATTTTAATGGAAAATGAATTAAATAACGCAATTAATAAAGCATTAAATTAAAAAACTATGAAAATACTAAGCACACAATTAAACTTAGACGATGCTATTAAGCACTTCAACGAAAAGAACAAAACTAACTTTACTTGGGCTTCAATAGGAAAGCTAATGAACAATGAACGTATATACAACAAAAAGCGTTCTGGTTCTACCTGGACTGCTCAAGAAATGTACGCACTTGCTGAAATTTTCAAATGCAAATGTGAGGATTTGAAACAATTTTTTAAATAATTAAACTGAAATAAATGGAAAATAAAACTGCAATTCAAGAAATTATGGATATTGTTGCTATGGATTACGATAGTGGAGTTGAAATATCAATGAAAGTTTTTTATGGTATGCTTAAAAATGCACTTGAAAAAGAAAAAGTTCAAATTAAATTAGCTTTTAATCAAGGGTATCGTAATGGATTTAGCGATGCAAACTACGTAACCGAGAATGATAAAGATATTGCAGAATATGAAGATGCCAATAAGTACTACAAAGAAAATTACCATTAATTTACTCAATTTGATAAAATTTATTTATCTTTGCTATCATTAACCAAAAAACTAAAACACATGGAAAAGAAAAATTTGCCTAAAATTCAAGACTTGTATCTTGATAAAGAAGTTGCATACAAAAACGATGTACTTTTAACATTACTAAACAACGAACCAAAAAAAGAATGGGTAAAAGAACACCCATATATTAAGCAAGAAGTAGAAAGAAATGGCGCAAAAGTTAAAGTGCCATATAAATACTTACCTATTGATAAAATAGAGTTTTTACTTCAAAAGATTTTCAAGAAATACAGAATTGAAATATTAAGAGAGGGTACAAGCTTTAACGGAGTTTATGTTGTAGTTAGAGTTCACTATGAACACCCGATTACGGGAGAAATGGAGTTTCATGATGGTATAGGAGCAAGCCAATTACAAACGGCAAAAGGTACAAGCCCAAGCGACTTAATAAACATAAATAACGGAGCATTAAGCATGGCTTATCCAATGGCTAAATCAATAGCTATAAAAGATGCGTGCGACCATTTCGGAAACTTGTTTGGTGCTAACTTAAACCGAAAAGATACGCTTAATTATACTGCTGATTTAACGCTTGCAGAAAGCGCAGACGACAAGGCACACGAAAGAGCAAAGAAAGCAATCTTAGCAGCTACAAGTCAAGAACAATTATTAAAAGTTGCAAATGTAGCTGGCGAAAATTTAGAACTTAGTTTATTGTACACTGAAAAAATGGAAGAGTTATGCAAGGGTTAAAATTTAGAGCATCTGGAGTAGGTAATTTAATGGTTGGTAATTTTGGATTAACCGACATCCAAGAATCAAAACTATTTGAATTAGAGCAAAGAGCGGGCGGTTTAGGTAAGCCACTCACTCCAAACATGGAAGCCGAACTTCAAGACATTAGATACAAAAAAGCAAATCCACAACTAAGTGAAACGGCTAAGACTTTTGTGCGTAATTCAGTAATTGAATTTATGTATAAACGTAAAAAAGAAATAAAATCTAAGTATCTTGAAAAAGGAATTTTAGTTGAACAAGATAGTGTCGATTTGCTTTGTGATGTTACTGGCGAATTTTATGACCACAGAACAACAAGGATAACGGACGATTATTTTACTGGCGAATGTGATTTGTTAAGCGAAAATAAAGTAACGGATATAAAAAGCAGTTTTGACATTTTTACTTTCTTTGAAGCGGATTTTAAAGACCTTTACTATTGGCAAGGTCAAGTTTATTGTAGGCTTTACGATAAGCAATATTTTGATTTAGCTTATTGTTTGGTTGATATGCCTCATGCAATGTTTAAATCATTAAACGATAAATTGCTTGCAGAGTTTGGATTTGATACATACAATGAAAAGTATGTAAAAGCATTAACGCAACTATCAAATAATTGCTTTTTTGGAGAACTTGCGCCAAATCCGATACCAAAGTACGAAAGGCTTAAAATCTTTTCATGTGAACGAAATGAATCGGATATACAAAGATTAATTGAGCGAGTTGAAGCAGCACATAAATACGCTGACAATTTTTGGAATAGTCATATCGAAAGTAGTAAAAAGTTTTTAAAATGAAAGAATTTATAAAACAAGAAACCGAAAGAAGGCGTGAACATTCTATTTACGAACTTCAAAAAATAGGAATTTATCCAACCGAAATAAGCGAGAATTTTATTAAGTTCCCATACAAAGATAAAGAAATTACTTTTTATCCTTACAAAGGGTGGGCAACGGGTAAAAGTATAAAAGATTGCAGAGGTTTAAAAAATCTATTAAAGCAGTTAGTATGAAAAAAGTAACAATATCTACCCAAGTAAAAAACGGAACTTTAGCCACTAATCGAAAGAAATTAAGCGAAATAGTGGCAAGTTTCGAGGGTAAGAAAATAGACATTACTTTTGAACGATCACGCAAAAAACGAAGTAATGAGCAAAATAGGTATTATTGGGGCGTTATTGTTCCAATGTTTCAGCAAGGTATAAATGATTGCTTTGGCGAAATTTGGGATATTAAAACAACTCACGAACATTTAAAAAGTACTTTTAATAGAGTAGAAAAAGTTAATGAAAAGACTGGCGAAGTAGTTGCATTGCTGAAATCTACAAGCGAAAATAGTACTATTGAAATGGAAGAATACCACGAAAAAATAAGACAATGGATGCTAACAAATATGGACATTATTTGTCCACTACCGAACGAAGAATTAACCTTAAAATTTTAACCTTAAACTAAAACTATGACAAACGCAAGCCGTAACGCTTTCCTTCAAGGAATGGAAAGCGGAAAATTTAAAAGCGAAAAGATGCAAATTTACCGCCTTATTTTAGGTGGCGCTCAAACTTTAGTAACTTTAAAAATAGCATTACAAAAAGCCAACAAAGGCGACTTTAGCAGCCGTTTAAACGATTTGCAAGCAATGGGATTAATAAAAGCTATTGATGCTGAATGTGGCACTATTTACGCACCAGTTCCCGAAACCGAATGGGATTACTACGCAAACACGCTCAAAAGAAAGCAGAAACATGGTTAAAGCAAGGTTTAAACAATGGTTACTTTGATTTATTTGGATACAATAAATTTGGAATGAGTGAAACAATATGCTAAGTATAGAAAAAGAACTAAACATATTACTTTTGCTATGCACACAAGTAATAGAACGCTACGAAGCACTCGAAGCGCAGAGTTGTTAAATTCGGCTTAAAACAAAAAGGTAAGGCTTTCACTAAGGAATGTGAAACTTACATTGATACGCTTTGCAAAATAGGCAAAATTGACAATCCAGAACAATACAAAGAAGCTTTAAACGACTTAACTGATATTTCTAAGGATTTGGATGTATTCTTAGAAAAAAAGTATTTTGAAAGTTTAGAAAAATCGAAATTATGAAAAGTGAAACTTACTTAATGGATTGCATAAAAGGTATGCAACAATATCCCGATAACCATTAACTTTATTTTGAATAAATTTTGATAATCCAAAGCTAAGTATTATCTTAGCGGAGTAAATTTTGAGTATGGGACACTCAATAAGAACTTTTAACGGCTTATTTTTTGATTTTAGTAGTCCCATTGCTAAATGATAAGAGTAAGCCTTTTTTAATTTTAAAAAATAAAAATTATGAGCAAAGAAATGTTAGTACCAGCAAGCGAATTTAATTTAGAAGAAACAAAAGCACTTCAAATTGAAAGCGCATTTACGCCAAAGATTGCAGAACGTGAAGCATACGTTGAGCAATATAATGAAATCATTACAAGTGAAATAACGCCCGAACTTGTAATTAAAGCAAACGAATTAAGAAAGCGTTTAGTTAAAATTCGTACAAGTATTTCGGATATTCACAAAGTAGAAAAAGCGTATTACCTTGCAGCTGGTAGATATGTAGATGCAATCAAAAACAAGATTACTCTACCAGTTGAACAAATGGAAGAAAAGTTGGAAGAAATACAAAACTATTTTGTTAATCAAGAAAAAGAAAGATTAGCTAAATTACAAAGTGAGCGTGAAGCATTATTAGTTCCTTTTGGAGTTGAAAATGTAAATTTAATGAAACTTGCAGAAATGGATAGCGAAGTTTGGGAAGCGTATTTTTCTAAAAAAGAAACCGATTACAAAGCAATCAAAGAAGCAGAAGCAAAAGCCGAATCAGAAAGATTAGAGCAAATTAGATTAGATGATTTAGAGCGTACAAGAAAATACGAAATTGCGCCTTATATTCAATTCTTTAATGCTGAAACAAATTTAAGAGATTTAAGCGAAAATGAATATAAAGAACTATTAGAAAGTTTGGTAAACGCTAAAAAAGAGTATTTAGAAGAACAAGAAAAAATAAAACTTGAAAATGAACGCTTAAAAGCCGAAGCAGAAAAAGCAGCAAAACAAGCAGAATTAGAGCGTGAAAATGCACGTAAAGAAGCTGAAAAGTTAGAAGCCAAAAGACAAGCTGAATTAGCAGAAGAAAGAGCAAAACAAGTTAAATTGCAAGCCGAATTAGAAGCGAAAGAACGTGCAGAGCGTGAAGCTAAGCAAAGAGAAGAGCAAGCAGAATTAGAAGCTAAAAAAGAAGCTGAAAGATTAGCAAAAGCACCAATTAAAAAACAAATGGAAGCATGGGTAAATAGCTTTCAGTTACCTAATACTGATTTATCAAACGATAGCGTTAATGAAATTAAGGCTAAATTTGAAAGTTTCAAAAATTGGTCGCTAAAAGAGTTGGATAAGTTCTAAACTTTATTTAACTTTGATTTTGTAAATGGTTGCGCTCTCACGTTATAGCAACTAAAAGAACTTTATTTATAAAGCCTTTTTACAAGTAACTTAGATGTGAGAGCCTAAGCGAAAGTGAAAAGGCTTTTTTAATTTACAAAATTATGGCAGAAAATAAGAAATCTTTTGTGTTGTATGCAGATATGATAAAAAGCTTAGAACATTTAACAAATGAAGAAATGGGCGTATTATTTAGGCATTTATTTGATTATGTAAATGACAAAAACCCTATTTTAACGGATAGACTTTTATTGACTGCATGGAAACCAATTGAACTAACTTTAAAAAGGGATTTAGTTAAATTCATTGAAGTTAAATCAAAAAGAAGTGAAGCGGGTAAGCGTTCAGCAGAATTAAGAGCGTTAAAATTTGTTGAACAAGCTTCAACAAATTCAACAAGTGTTGAAAGTGTTGAACAAGCTTCAACAAATTCAACTGATAGTGTTAATGTAAATGATAGTGTTAATGATAATGTAAATGATAGTGAGAGTGTAATAAATACAAAAGCTGCGCCACCCAATGTTTTTTTAAACAATCTAAACTTAATAGAACTTTCAAACCTACTTTTAGAAAATCAAGAACATTCGGAGTTATTTGCAATGCTTTACCCTAATTTAGATTTTAAAGCAACTATTGAGCAATTTTATACGCATAAGGTTAAAGGTGGAGTTCTTACCGATAGCTACAACAATTTTACAAGACATTTTTTTAATTGGATAAAAGTAAAGTAATGGAAAAGATAGACGGATTAGGGCTTATTCAGCCTCAAGCAATTGATTTAGAAAAAGCCATATTAGGTGCTATACTTTTAGAATTAGAAGCGTTTAGCAAAGTAATTGATATTTTGCAGCCAAGACACTTTTACGAGCCGATACATGAAATTATATTTAGTGCAATGATTAGGTTAAATAATGATAGCAAGCCTATTGATATTTTAACATTAAGCGCAATATTGAAAGAAACAAAGCAACTGGATAAGGTTGGAGGGTATGTTTATATTGCTGAATTAAGTAGTAATGTTTCAAGTAGTGCAAATATTGAATACCATGCAAGGCTAATTAGCCAATTTTGGATAAGTAGAAACACTATACAAGTATGTAACGAAGCCATACACAAATGTTACGAAAAGGAAGATATTTTTAACGTTACTGACAAACTTCTTAGTGACATTGACAACGCTATTAACTTTCAAGATACTACTTTTCCAAAATTAAGCGGGGAAGTATTTAAGGATATTGAACAAGAAAGAACTTTAAACAATGGCAAAGGATTAAGTACGGGCTTTGAAAAGTTAGACATTTGCACTAATGGACATAAAAAAGGGGAACTTATAATTTTAGCAGCCCGTCCGGGTATGGGTAAGACTGCATTTGTTTTGCAACTATGCACACAAATAGCCGAAAGCAAAAAGAGTGTTTTGTTTTTTAGCCTTGAAATGAGCCGTGAACAATTAATACGCAGAGTAGAAAGCCAATTAAGTGGGCTAAATGGTAGGAATATAGAAAATAAAAATGTTTACGCTGACCAAGTGGAAAAGTTAGACAACGCACGTAAGCGCATACGTAAAATGAGTTTACTTATTGACGATAGCGCAGCTATAAGCGTACCAAAAATGAAGTTGAAAGCTAAACGAGTAAAAAACAAATATGGCTTAGATTTTATTGTAGTTGATTATTTGCAGCTTGCAAGTGGATCACAAAAAGGAAATAGAGAGCAAGAAATAAGCGAAATTTCAAGAAATTTAAAAGTAATGGCTAAAGAGTTGGAAGTTCCAGTTTACGCACTTAGCCAATTAAGCAGAGCAGTTGAAAGCAGAGGGGATAAAAGACCGATGTTAAGCGACCTTAGAGAGAGCGGCTCAATAGAACAAGATGCTGACATTGTGGCTTTCTTATACAGGGATAAATACTATTCAAAAAATGAAAATTCACCCGATATTTGCGAATTAATTATTGCTAAACATAGAAATGGCAACTTAGAAACTATTAACTTTGAATTTAACGGAGCGAATACTTCGTTCAAAGACACCGATAAAACCATTGAGCCAATAAAAGAGAAAGTATTAACACCATTCGGTGCTGGCAAATGGACTAATGTAAGGGATTTAAGCCACGAGCACCAAGAAGAAAACGACACTCCATTTTAAACTACGAAATAAAACAATTACTAACTAAAAAATAAAACAATGAAAATAGAACTAAGCAAAGAACTAAGAGAAGTATTTGAGAAACTAATCCCGATTTATGAAAAGGCGGTTAAGGAGTTGCCTGAATCAAAATGGCAAGATTATTTAATTGAAATATATTTATATTCAGGAATTTGTTGTGCAAGTATTTCTATTTTAAAAAAACACATTTATAGAGAAATGTCAAAAATACAAATAGGTTTATGGCATGAAATACCTACAAATGTAATAACAAGAACAGAAGCCATAGACTGCCTACAATGGAGAATTAACAAAATGAAAGAACTACTAAAACAAAAACAATGAAACAAGAACTAAGCAAAGAACTAAGAGAAGTATTTGAGCAACTAATCCCGATTTATGAAAAGGCGGTTGAGGAGTTTCCTGAAAAGGAATGGAAAGATTTTTTACAAGATAAATACTTAAATGAGGGTATTTGCTATGCAAGTGATGCAATTTTAGATATAGATATATCTTTTGAAATGTGTGTTATTGGAAATAAAATATCATTAAATTCTTTTTGGCTTAAAACTCCCAATGATTACTTACAAAGAAAAAGAGCCATAGACTGCCTACAATGGAGAATTAACAAAATGAAAGAACTACTAAAACAAAAACAATGAAACAAGAATCAAAACAACTAATCCAGGAAGCAATCAAAGTTATAAGCTACGATTTAAAGATAGATGAAAAAGAGTTTATTTCAACAAGAAATCACGAAATACAATGTAAAAGAGCAGCATTATTAAACTACATTTACAACTTAAGAAGTAAAACAATTCGCAAAGGTGCAAGGCAAAAAGGACTATTAACGCTTAAAGAAATAGGTAAAATATTTAATAAAAAGGAATGTACGATTAACATTGTTTGCAATAACTTTCAAATGAAATGGCAAAGAAAACAAGAAAAATACATAGCAGCTGATAATTACATAACCGAAATACTAAACAAAATAAACTAAAATGAACGAATTAATACAAATACATGAATGGCTTAAGCAATTTGATAGTTTAAGCGTAAAACCTACTTTTGAGGATATTAAAAAGAAAGTTGAATCAATGCTACCTTATAAGCATATAACTACTGACAAAGCAAAAGAGCTTTATTTTTTAATACTAAAAGAACATAATTTATACCACCACAGAAATACAAGGAAAGTTGATGTAATATTAATTAAGCAATGTTTTGTAAAAATTTTATACGAAATGGGATATAAGCAAAAAGAAATAATAGGTATTTTTAATTATAAAGAGAGGTCTATAATTGGGGCTTGTATAGAAGCTATAAACGGATTACTTGAAACAAAAGACGAAAAAGCGGAATATTATTATAAAAAAGTAGTAAATTTAGTTAATGAAGCAGCCTAAACAAAAAACTATGAAAAAAGAAGAGATCATACACAAAGCAATTTGCGACTATATAAAAATTAAATATCCAAACGTTTATTTTACAAGTGAAAGTTCTGGAGTTAGAGTTCCAATAGGTTTAGCCGTTAAAATGAAAGCACAACGCTCAAAACATAAGCAATTAGACTTAATTATATTAGAGCCTAAAAAAGGCTATCATGGTCTTATCATCGAGTTAAAGAAAGATTTTAATGAAGCGTTTACAAATAAAGGTGAATTAAGAAATAATAAGCACGTAAAAGAACAAGAAGAAAGTATGCAGCATTTAAACAATAAAGGTTATTTTTCTATTTTTGGATTAGGTTTTGAATATACAAAAGCAATCATAGATGATTATTTAAAATGAAAAAATATGTAAAAATTTATTTCGATTACTTTGGCTATGATACAAGCGACTTTATTCCATGTGAAGTTTGTGGAACTAAGGCTGTAGACATCCACCACCTTGATAATAAAAAAATGGGTGGTTCAAAAATAAAAGATTACATTGAAAACTTAATAGCACTTTGCAGAAAGCACCATGAAGACTGCCATAATTCAAAGGAATTTAACAACGAATGCAAGGAACTTCATAAAAATAATTTAAAAAAAATAAAATTATTTTACTCAAATTGATAAATATATAAAAAAGGAGTGTAACTTTGAGCCATTAAATAACCATTTAAAACTAAAACAATGTACAAATTAATCGAATTAACAGACAACGGACAAAGAGTAAATGAAGCTGGATGGGTAGCAAACATAACAAACGAAGCTATCGAAAGCCAAAATGTTTTAATTGTAGTTCAAAAAATCAAAAACGACTATTTCTTAATTGGCAAAAAGTTTGAGGGCGAAACATTTGAATGGCTTCAAGAAAAAGAACAAATCAAACACGCTTTTAATATTTCTTCTTTTGAAGGATATGCAACATTTGAAGTAGGCTATGTAACTGACGATTATGCTTTCATTATTGAAAAGAAAGAGTACTTAGTTGAAGATATTGTTGAAGATTTAGAAGGCTTCCATATTCAAAGAGGTATGTTATATTTTTGTGAAGCAGACGAAGAAACTTACCATAAATTTGAAGATTATGTAATGAGCCAAGACAATGTAAAAGAATTTATCAAAGTTCAAGGCTATGAATATACTGAATTGTAAAATGGGTTATAACGTTTTGCAGATTGCCGAAGGTTGGGCATTAAACCACTAAACTTTAATTGAAACACAAAATTTGAAAATATGGAAAATGATGATTTGAAAAATAAAACCCCCGCTTTTGGCAATGTGCTGTTAGGTGCAGTTGATGTTAAATATTTGGGAGTGCCAAACATTTGCTTTTCTCTTACTGATAAAGATGATAAGAGAGAAATTGACTTTATAAAGCAAAGAATTGAAAGAGGATTTGACGATAGTGAAACTTGGTCTTTGAGATATTCAATAGCACTATTTATCTTACCAAGATTGAAGCGTTATCAAGAAATTGCAAATGACTTTTTGAAACGTGACGATGAATTGGTAAACGATATTGATCGCTTTATAAAGGCAATGGAATTAGTAAGCAGAGACAATGGCGGTTGCATACATACACCCGAAGAAGAAAAGCAAATGTTTGAAGGATTTGAGAAGTTCCCTAAAATATTTATGTCGCTTTGGTGGTAGGACAATTTTAAGATAATGCCTTGGTCGGCTTAATAAAAACCAAAATAAATAAAATGTTTACACACGAATTAGGCAAAAAAGCCAAAGACAAAATCACGGGTTTTCAAGGCATCTTAACTGCAAGATGTGAGTTCTTAACTGGATGTAACAGATACTGCATTCAACCAACCGAATTAAAGGACGGGAAACCAATTGACAGTATCTATTTTGATGAAGCACAAATTGAAATTATCAGCGATGGCATTTCTGAAAAAGATGTGCAAGGGGAAAAGAAAGGTGCTTGTTCGCCTAATCCATCAAAATAGTTTTTGTGGTTCGTAGGATGCTCGGTGTCGGGTGTCCTACGGTTGCCACTAACGTTTCGTGGCTTTAAGAAGTGGCGGATTGACAAGCCTAAATTTTCGGTAAAGCCAAAACACAAAAAGCACACACAATGTTTAAATTAATCACTAAACCCGCCATTTCTTAAAACCGC